TATGGCTTACCTCCATGGGTATATGCACTATGGCTTTTAACCTCAATGGTTTTAACTTTAACCAATCAGTAGTTGATTCTAGTGGCAATGTAATTCCTACTTGGGCTGACGTTCTTAACAGACAAAGTTTAGGTATGGAAGTAATGCACGAAAGAAATGCACACAATTTTCCACTTGACTTAGCTTCAACTGAGTCAACAGAAGTAGCACTTACAGCTCCACAAATTGGTTGAAAAATTTTTGTTTATATTTAACCCTAATCACTAACTTATTTATATGCTCTGGCGTTATTCGCCATTGGAATAGTATGAAAACAAAAGACCCAGAAATTCTAAAACTTCAGAAACAAGTAGATAAAATACTTGAGGAGTATAGACAAGAAGAGATTCCTAAATATAAGGAACCAGAGGGAGAACCCTCTTACTAACGCTACGTCCGTTCATCCCTTACGGGACGCATGAGAACTAAGCATGGAACGGGGCTTAGTATATGGAGATAACCATGAAAGTTACTTTCGTATATCGTGGCGTTGCTTACACAAGAATAATCGGTTAAGCGATCTGGGAGGTGCAAGTCCTCCCTATTCAATTTGGCTTTTTGCCCTTACGAGGATACCAATTAGCCGTCTAGACGGTGGGACAGACCACAATATCACTTGAGTCTAAGTAAGACTCGCAACTTTTTACGTACGTAGACGATTAAATATACCTTTAAATTTTAACCATAAATCATGGCACAACAAAATACAGGTGCTTCTCAATTAGCCCAGCTAACCCGTCCGGGTGCTCAGAATGGCGGTACAGATCCTAGAGAACTTTACCTTACCTTATTCGCTGGAGAAATGTTCAAAGGATTCCAGCACGAGACAATCGCTCGTGACATGGTAATGAAAAGAACATTAAAGAATGGGAAGTCACTACAGTTTATCTACACAGGTAGAACAAAAGCCGAGTTCCATACACCCGGCAACAGCATCATGGGTAACTCCGACGGAGCACCTCCAGTTGCTGAGAAGACAATCACATGTGATGACCTTCTAATCTCAAGTGCATTCGTCTATGAACTGGATGAAACACTTGCTCACTACGAATTACGTGGTGAAATATCCAAGAAGATTGGATACGCATTAGCAGAGAAGTATGACAGACTCATCTTCAGAGCTATTACTAGAGGAGCTAGAGCTGCTTCTCCAATTACAAAGGCTGGTTATGCCGAACCCGGTGGAACACAAATTCAAGTCGGTACACATGCTACTAACTTATCTGAAGCTTACGTTGCTAGTAACTTAGTAACAGCTTTCTATGATGCTGCTGCTGCACTTGATGAGAAAGGTGTTAGTTCACAAGGTAGATGTGCGGTTATTAACCCACGTCAGTACTATGCACTTATAACAGACGTAGGAAATAACGGACTTATCAACAGAGATGCTCAAGGTACTGGATTACAATCTGGTAACGGAATCATTGAGATTGCAGGTATTAAGATCTACAAGTCAATGAACATTCCATTCTTAGGTAACTATGGTGTTGCTTACGGTGGAACAACTGGTAAGACATCTCCACAAAGAATGGGTGATATGATCGCTCAGACTACTGGTGACTTTGCAGTTGAAGATGCCTCTGGTGCTTCAACAGGAATCAACAACGACTACGGTACTGACACTGAGTTAGGTGCTAAGTCATGTGGTTTGATTTTCCAGAAAGAAGCTGCTGGTGTTGTAGAAGCTATTGGACCACAGGTTCAAGTAACTTCAGGCGACGTTTCAGTTGTTTACCAAGGTGATGTAATCCTTGGAAGAATGGCAATGGGTGCAGACTACCTAAACCCTGCTGCCGCAGTAGAACTTTATGTTGGATCTTCAGCTCCTTCAGCGTTCTAAATTTATACATTTTATACGGGAGCTTCGGCTCCCTTTTTTTTTATCTATGACTACTCAAATAGCAACCGATACCGAACTATCCGCAGTTAACTCTATCTTGGGTAGCATTGGTCAATCACCAATCACACAACTCCACGATGAAACGTCAGGTGTATTGGTAAACCCTAACCCTGAAATATCATTTATCTATAACATCTTATTAGAAGTATCTAAAGATGTCATGCAAGAAGGATGGCATTTTAATACAGAAGAACATGTAACAGTTAGTCCTGATTCTTCTGGTTATATAACTGTTCCTAATAATTACCTACGCTACGACTTAAATGATGGACAAGCTGATAGGCAAATGGATTTAGTTAAAAGAAATGGAAGACTTTATGACTTAGTTGGACATACAGATAAATTCACAAAGGACCTTGTATTAGATATTGTTTACATTTATCCATTTACAGATATACCGTCCGTCTTTCAAAGATATATTATCGCCCGTGCTTCTACCAGAGCAGCAGCTCAGTTAGTAACAAATAGTGAATTAGTAAAACTTCTTCAAGGTCAAGAAGGATTAGCTCGTGCTTCATTAATGGAATATGAATGCAATCAAGGAGATTATTCTTTCTTTGGTTGGCCGGAAGGAACAAGTTATAGATCTTATCAACCTTACAAAGCATTAATTAGATAATGACAAGTGTTACTCAAACAATACCAACATTAACTGGTGGAATATCTCAACAACCAGATCAACTAAAAGTCCCGGGACAAGTTAATGTCGCAAATAATGTATTACCTGACGTAACTCATGGTTTACAAAAACGTCCCGGAGGTAGGTTTATAAATTCATTAAGTGATGGAATTTTAAATTCTTACGATACAGGTAAGTGGTTTTCATATTACCGGGATGAAACAGAACAGTATGTAGGACAAATCATTAGAAGAAAAAATAGTGATGGATCTTCTCATGGAGCTGATGGACAAATAAGAATGTGGCGTTGTAATGCTATGACTATTGATGGTGTAAATTATGCTGCTGGTAGTGAAGTGACTGTTACTCACGATTCGGGAACACAAAATTATTTAGTACACGCTAATGATGATGAAGTACAAACCCTAACAGTTAATGATTTTACTTACATAAATAATAGAACTAAAACAGTTACTATGGCTCAAGGTACTGATCTTGAAGCTGTACGACCAGCAGAAGCATTTATTGAATTAAAACAAGTAGCTTACTCTAAACAGTATTCAGTTAATTTATTTAGTGACGATACTACTCAAGCAACATCTACAGCTACACGAATAGAGGTTCAGCTATATAAGTCCAGTAATAATATGTGCCATACTGATGGTTCTTTAAGATCGTACGCACTACGTCACACTGATAGTAGTAGATGTACTGGAACTAATGGAGCTGATAATCAAACAAAGGATTCCTATTTACCCAATGTAGCAACACGTATTTTTAGTGTAGGTAGTGGTACATCTTTAACTGATGAGGATGTAGAAGGTACGTCAAATACTTATCCTGTCAGCGTTAACTACAATAATACCTCTGGAAAATCTAATTTATATTTCAGAATAAGAACTACTGGACAATCTATACCAGAAGGTAATAGTTCATCCCCTCAGTATCACGGAAGATATACAACTACACATGACTTATTATATGGTGGTGAAGGTTGGGTTACTGGAGATCAATTCTTTGTATGGATGAAAGGAGCAGAATACAGAGTTACAGTTACAGATCATAGTACTACTCAGGAACAAGCTAATTTAGGTTTAATAAGACCTGATCCTACTTCGTTTGATACCGAAACTACAGTTACTGCTCCTGCAATTCTTGGTGATATCAGACAGAAAATTATAGATACAGGTAACTTTACTTCAGCTCAAGTTAAGCAAATAGGTAATGGCTTATATGTAACTAGAGGATCTGACTTTAATATATCTACACCGGTAGGTGAATTACTTAATGTTTTAACTGACTCAGTACAGGATGTATCTGATCTACCTAATGTATGTAAACATGGGTACGTAGTAAAAGTAACGAATAGTGAGAATGAAGAAGATGATTACTATGTAAAATTCTTTGGACATAATAATAAAGATGGTGAAGGAGTTTGGGAAGAATGTCTTAAGCCGGGAGTAGAGAAAAAGTTTACAGCTTCAACTATGCCTGTACAGCTTATAAGAAATGCAAACGGTACCTTTACTGTAAGTACAGTTTCTTGGGATGAAGCTGGTGTAGGAGATACTGCTGTTGATGGCACTAACCCACAGCCTAGTTTTGTGGGTCAAACCATTAACAAGATGGTGTTTTATAGAAATAGATTAGTAATGCTTAGCGATGAGAATGTAATCATGTCTCGTCCGGGATACTTTTTTAATTTCTGGTCTAAGACTGCTATTACTTTTGCAGCTACAGATCCAATTGATTTATCTTGTAGTTCTACATACCCAGCTATTGTTTATGACGGCATACAAGTTAATTCTGGTTTAGTTTTATTTACTAAGAATCAACAGTTCATGTTGACTACAGATAGTGATGTCTTAAGTCCACAAACAGCTAAAATAAATGCAATAGCTTCATACAATTTTAATAATAAAACTAGCCCTATAAGCTTAGGTACTACAATAGGTTTTCTTGATAATGCAAATAAGTTTAGTCGTTTCTTTGAAATGGCTAGAGTTTTACGTGAGGGAGAACCTGAAGTTGTAGAACAAAGCAAAGTTGTAGATAAATTACTTACTAAAAACCTAACATTAATTGCTAACAGCAGAGAAAACTCAGTCATATTTTTTGCTGAGAAAAATGCTAGTAAGATATTTGGTTTTAGATATTTTGCAAGTTCAGAGAAGCGTTTACTTCAATCATGGTTTCAATGGGAAATAACAGGATCTATTCAATATATATGTATGTTAGATGATGCTTTATATGCCGTAGTTAGAAATAACAGTAAAGATCAATTACTTAAATTTCCAATTAAATTAGACGATAGTGGTTTATTTGCTACTGATACAAAAGGTACTACATCTACTGAAGATGATGTTATTTATAAAGTTCATCTCGATAACTCTAAATCCATCACACCTACTGTTACTTACAATACTGCTACAAATATAAGTTCATTTACCAAACCTACTGGTTTTGAAATAAGTACTAATTTATGTGCATTTGATGCTGACTTTTCAAGTAACTTTGGAAGGTTTGGGTTAGCTACAGTCAATGGATCTGACGTAGAACTGGATGGAGATTGGAGAGGAGAAACATTTATCTTAGGATATTTGTTTGATATGACTATTACTTTGCCAACTATATTTGTAGGTTCAAGAGAAGGAAATAACTTCAGAGCTAATACAAGAGCAAACCTAACCCTACATAGATTAAAACTTAACTTTACAGATCTAGGTTTATATACAACTACCATTCAACGATTAGGGAAGGATGATTACACTGAAACCTTTGAGATGACACCAGCTACGCAAATTCTAGCTAATAGAATTGCTGCTGTTGAAGAAGTAGAAAAGACGATACCTATATATGAACGTAATAAAAACGTAACTATATCAATTGGTTCAAAACATCCTTTACCAGCGTCGATAATATCATTGTCGTGGGAAGGGGATTATACAAACAAATTTTATAGAAGTGTCTAAATACATTCACCCAATAACGGAAGAGGCTGCACTAGGTGTAGCTTCTAACCTTTTACCAGATGACTATAGAGAAGTGGCTGAGGGTCATGGACATGATCCTATGGAAGCAATACCACAATGCTCAAAGATAGGGGACACGATTTATTTCACAGTCCCTAATGGTCAATTAGCAGGAATAGCAGGAGTACAACCTGATGGCAGAATCTGGATGCTATGTACACCAGCTATCCTGAAATATCCAAAGACGTTTGCTCGAGAAGCAAGACGTTTTGTAGAAAGTAGAGAAGAGAAGTTGCTGTGGAATATCGTTGATAAACGCAACACAGTTCATATGAAACTTCTGAGATTCCTAGGGTTCAAATTTTTAAGGGAATTAAAACATGGACCCAACAATTTATCCTTTATAGAGTTTTGCCGTGTGTTTAGGAGCCGGAGCGAGAGCCCGAAACAAAGCTAAATTAAATGCTTACAAACGTGCCGATCAGGACAGAGTAGCTGATGCTATGGGTAAGATCTCAACAACTGGAGCTAAACAAGTCAGTTATGAGATTGCCAAAGATGAAGCTGGTATTGAGTTATCTAAAGTATTTGCATCAGCAGATCTAGAGATGGCTAAACAATCTGATGAAATCGTACAACGAGATCAAGCCAGATTTGTTAAGTACCTTTCCGGGAGTGTCGGTGAGAAAATGGCAGCAAGTGGAAACCAAACTGGTAGAAGAGGTGCATCGTTTACCCAATCTATCGAGTTAGGTCAGTACTTAGCTGCAGGAAGCCAAGATGCTAATAAGTTTCTTAAGAGTAGCTATGCTGTCAAATTGAAAAAAGAAGATGCAAGACAGAAGGCAAAGACTTATCAAGATAAGTTATATGCCAACGTTATGAACGTAGATGTCTTCCAACGCCCACCTGAAAAACCTGTATATGAAAACGTTGCTATGGCAGCACTAACCGAAGGACTCGGTATTGCTTCGTCAATAGTAGGCTTTTTCCCTAGTTAAAAAATGAGAGAATTTAATCCAAATGGTCCTGTAGATTTAGCTAGTGGTTTACAGCAGAAAGTTAATCAGGACCTACAGTCTTTACGGACTTACAATTCAAGAGCTAATCAAGTTGACGCTCAAGCTGCACAAGTAGCCGAACAACCAATGCAGCTAGTCAATGCTGCTCTTGGTTTTTCAAAAACATTATTTGATAGAAATCAAAAAAATAAAGAAGAAAGAGAAAAGAAACAGATAGCTGCTTTTGATCTAGATTTAAAAAAGAATGGGATCACAACTGAGAGCTATGATAGCTTTGTAAAATTTAAAGAAGAGTCACATAAGGATCAGGCTAAATTAGAAGAATACGTCAACAAAAACTACAACGAAGAACAAGCTAAGTTTTTACGTAGTTTAGGTAAAGGTAGGCTTTTAATTGGTAGTAAGTTAGTTGCACAAAAGAATGCAGCTACTATGCCTTTAGCATGGGCTGACTTTCAACGCACACCAGTAACTTTGGCTGATGGCAGAGTAGTCACTTGGATGGGTACAGAATCAGCAGCCGATCAACAAGAGTATTATGATGCCTTCATCATTAAACAAATTGCAGATGGTAAGTTAGATGAAAGTGCTGAGCTATATCAAGAAACTTATAAACCAGCGTTTGATTCTTTATACAACACTGCTGTAAGTATTAAATCGCAAAAGAAAGTAACTGAATACGATAAAGAATACGAAGCTGCAAACCAAGAGTTTGTCTTTAATGCAGCTCATAATCCAGATGGTAATAAAGGTGTTGAAGATTTTATAGGTTTTGTTAATTCACAAACTGCTAATCATGGCGGTGATCTTGGTAAAACTTTTGATGCTGTATATGACAAGTATATTTTTAAAATGATCGAGAATGCTCAACTTACCAGAGATCAATACGACACTTTCATTAGTGGTGTTATGGATCACAAAGGTATGGGTAAAGTCTCTATGGAAAAAGGTATGGGTAAAAAACTACGTACTTTTGAAATAGATAAATTATTTAGAAAAAATGAAGTTGAAGCTGAAAGATTAAGACAAGAGGTTAAAAAAGCAAAATTTGAAAAAGCTGAAGAAGTTGCTATTGACCAATTAAAACCCGGCTTAGAAGATGGAACTAAAACTATTGCAGATATAGAGTTAGCGGAAGGTGAATTAAAGAGAATGGGATATGAAAGTAGGAAACTTAATAATATGAAAGAAGGATATACTGGTGGAACCGCAAAAAACGTCTCCGATAACGAAGTTTTTCAAAAGGCATATAATGCCGGAACTTTAACCGAAGCAATGCTAGATAAAGCATCATTTGAAAATAAACAAAAATGGTTAAAAAAAGCAAAAGAATCTGAGGCAACAAGAAAAGGAGCACAGTATAAACTACAGAAAAAGAACGTAGAAGGTATTGTTAGAAAACAGTTTGGTCAGTTATTAGATTCTGTTCAATCACCTCAAGGTGGTGAAGTACAAGGATTTCTGAATAGAAAATTTGAAGGTTTAGTAAATAAGTATATAGAGGAAATGCCTGACAAGATACCTCTTGCAGTAGATAAAGCTGCTGTAGAAGTAATTACACACTTTAAAAACAATCAAGGTGAGGGGCAAGAATTCTATGTTAATAAAGCTGCTTATGAAGTTGGTGGAGATGTTTTCCCAGTATTCAGAAAAAACCAAGAGGAAGCAATTAAATCTTATACATCTGAAACAGCTAAAGCTGACCTTGTATTTGCACAAGCAAAACTTCACACAAGTACACAAGTAAAAAGTTCTTCTAATATTGAAATTGCTTTAGATAAACCCGGTGTATTTTTGAATGAAGACCAATGGTTTGACGCTGTAAATGAAATTAATACAGGTGGTGGTCCTACTGAATGGATGAAGTATTTGCAATCAACATATCCTAGTCAAGACTCATTTGAAATAATTAGAAGGCAAGGCTTAGCTTTAGGTTACGAAGAAAAGGATATACCTACTAAACCTGAATATTTAGATGTGGTAGAAAGTACTGCATCTCCTGATTTAGTTTGTTTAATGAGAAAAATAGGAATACAAAACTTACCTGAACAGACCGCCAAGAGATTATGTCTAAGCATGGATCCTGACGGTATTAAAAATGACCAATTAATGAAGGCACTCTACGGAGACCAGCCGATATTAAGAAATAACTCTGAGGAATAATGACATACACTCCTACGGGAGACAGTGAGAATTTTGAATCCGAAAATTTAGACGCTATACATCAACAAAACCTTGAAGAGGTTGCTGCTTTAGAAGAGGCTGCAAGTATGGAACAAGGTGAAGTTATAGCAGAGAATGAGGAGACTGAAACTGACTCCAAAACATTTCAAGATAGACGAGACGCACGTAAAGGTGACGCCTCAAAAACCGAAGGATTATTTGAAGTAGATAATCCAGAAGGTACCTTAATGGGACCTGACGCTAGTACAAAGTTTGCAAGAGATCTATATGAAACTACTTCAGCACCAGCTCAAGGTGTTGTAGATACAATTACTGATACTTTTAACTTTGCAACTGGAGCAATACGTAAACCATTTAATATTCCAGAAGTACCTAAAGCTGGCAAGTATGAATCTGATGTAGCTACAGCTCTAAGATCCATATCTGGTTTAGTTATACCTTCTATGGGTTTTAAATCCCTGCTGGTTAAAGGTGCTACTAAATTACAAGCTGCTAAGTTTGGACCACAATGGTTGCAACGCTTAGGTAATAAAAAATCATTTCAATGGTTTTCTAAGTTTGGTGCTGATGTTGGTACCTCAACTGCTGTTGACTACGTAGCTGAACAAAACCAAACTGATGACAACTTAGTTGCTACTCTTAAAGACTTCTGGCCGAGAACCTATCAGTTTATACCTGATGTCTGGGCAACCGGAGATGGTGATAGCCCTGATATAAAAAGAAGTAAAAATGTTAATGAAGGTGCTGTATTTGGTACGCTTGGACACATAGTTGAAGGCGTAGCTTTTTTAGCTAAATCTCATCGTAGTGTCAAAAAGGCTGCACTTATAGCTAGTGATGTTGGTAATCAAAAAAGATTAGATGAGTTAACTAAAGATGAGTTTACAGATATTAAATTCTCTGACAATCCTATCGAAGATAGTGTTATGCGTAATACTGCTCGTAGAGAGAAAGAGCTTGATAACTTAGGAACATACTTAAAAGTTACTAATCCTGATTCTAAAGAACCATTACTAGGTGTACATGATGTATTTGACGTTAAGGAATCTGGTTTAATTAGCAAATCACCTGATGGTGTATTGGGTGCTGCTGCTGACGCAGCTCAGATAGCTAATAATGTAAAAAGTTCATATGGAAGACTTGGAAGTGTTATAACTAATGCTGCCTTAAAGTATGGTCTTGACATAACTAAAAGAACTGACGAAGTAATAATTAAGGATTTAGCTGCACAGATCAAAGCTGGTGGTAAATATTCTAAGAAATTAGGTACTGGAGAAGTTTTAACTCAAAAACAAATAGCAGAAGCTGGTGAAAGATTAACTGAAATACTTATAGATCCAAGGATGCAACCGGGAGATATGTATAAGTTACTTGATGAGTTTAAGAATACAATGTCAGACGGCACCAAGATTATTGATGATGTTGCTTACGCTGGGACTATGGGTGCCATGAAGGATTACTACAAACAGATCCTTGATATGGACGTTCTTAAAGCAAAAGCATATCTTACAACTTCTTTAGCTGGACAGATCTCGGACATAGCAGAAGGTGCCAGATTAATGGATGACGATTTAGTTAGGATTCAGGCAATAGATCAAATAGCTGACAGAATCGAATACCTAATGGTAGAGAAAGGCTTAAATTCAGCATTCTCTGGTAGAACCTTACGTAATAAAAGATTATGGGAAACTGCTAAATCATCTAAAAAAGCACAAAAAGCTTTAAATGACCAAGCTTTACTCGAACATAAGAATGCTATTGAAGAGTTAATACCTAACGCTAAGAACTGGTCACAGACAATGAGGAGGGTTGCAAAGGAGAATCCTGACTTCCTTAAACCATTGATGATGGCTAATGAATTTGCTGATGGAAATATAGATAGTTTATACAAGATGAATAAGGTTGCACAGAACAAGTTTGCAACTTTATCTAAGGCATTTATTGATGCTAATCCTGACATGCCTTCACTCGTAAACAAACAGTTTATGAGCACTATATTTAACAATACTCTAAGTGCCCTAGCTACGCCTATAAGGGCGTTAACAGGTAACGCTGGTGGATTGACAAGTAACTTTGTTTCTCCAATGGTAGGAAGCCTTATGAGTGGTGATCTAGCCACTATGAAACGTGTGTGGTGGGGACATCAGTCTATGGGTGACACATTAAGTAGAGCCTATAAACATATGGGTCTTGTATATAGAAAAGCTGCTACTGATCCAACAAAACTTTCTTATGTAATGAGAGAGGATGTCAGATTAAAAATAGCTGATGATATTGAGTGGCTTACATCTTATGCACAAGCTGCCCAGAAGAATGGTGAAGATGGTCCTATGGCTATTCTTAACCTCTACGAAACACTTACTGACATAGCACAAGATCCTAGACTTAGGTTTGGTACTAATGCTATGACAGCGTTAGATGGATTTTCTAGATCTACTTTAGGTTCTATTGAAGCCAGATATACAGCCTTTGACAATATGTTGAAGAATGGTGATGAGATAACTGAAGCCGGTATTAAGAAAGCGTCAGATGATATTTATAAAAATTACTTTGACGAGAATGGAATGATATCTGACAAAGCTGTTGAATGGGCTAATAGTGAGATTGCTCTTAACTTAGATAGTCCATGGGTAGATGGCTTTGGTGAGTTAATAAACAGATTTCCTATTGCAAGGACACACTTTATGTTTCCTCGTACTTCAATTAACGTATTAGATATTTTTAGTAAGTACAGTCCCGGAGGGATATTTGCTAGAGAGTACCAACAACTTTGGGGTCCTCTAGGATTAGCTCCCGGATTAGGTAAAAAGTTTGAAGATTTCGATATAGAAGAAATAGCTGAAGTATTAAGTCGTCATGGTCAAACCATGGATGCAAACTATAGAGCTAAATTTGAAACGATCAGAATGTCTGCTAAAGGTAGAGTTGCTTTAGGCACTATGTCTACTTTTGGAGCTTTAAAACTATTTAGAGAAGGAGCTATTACTGGTAATGGTCACTACGACAAGTCAAGACAAAGATCAAGAATTAAACTAGGTTGGAAACCAAAAACAATAAGAGTTCCCGGGACTAACTTGGAAGCTTCTTATGAGTTTCTTGGACCAATTGGTGACTGGTTAGCTTTTACTGTAGACGTAGCTGATAACTTTGATTTAGCTAGTAGTGCTTGGACTGAACAAATGTTCCAGAAGCTGTCATTTATATTCTCAGCTTCAATGGTTAATAAATCCGTTCTATCTAATGTGGAGCCACTAAACGACATCTTACAAGGTGACGTTAAAGCTTTAAATAGATGGGGTGCATCTATGGGTAACAACATGTTTCCTTTAGGTGGTTTTAGAAACGAACTTGGTCGTGTTATGAATCCAGCCCTTAGAGATATTAAGGGTGAGATGGTTGACAACTGGAGAAATAGAAACAACTGGTTAGACCTATTCGATGCGGATAGAGCTTTACCAGAGTTATACGATCCAATTGATGGCGGTAAAGTAGGTTACCCAGAATCTTTCTGGACAAGAGCTTGGAATGCTTATTCACCAATGAAATTTTCTGAAAGAATGGGTGAAGAGAAACAGTGGTTAAAGGAAGCTGAATATAGTTACTCTCCACAAGTTGCTACAAGTACAGGTGGTGCAGAGTTAGAAAACCATGAAAGATCAGCTCTTCAAGCACAAATAGGGAAGGATGCAATATTCAATAAAGAATTAAAAAAAATAATAAAAGATGCTCAAAAGATTACATATAAAGGTAGAGAATATCCATTCCTAAAAGGAAAGGTTGGCTTTATTGAAATATTAAAAACTGCTAGACGGTACGGCGTATCTGGAGAGGATTTAGAAATTTCTGACTTTATGCAGATATATAGTCGTTTAGACAGAGCATTTGTAAGAGCAAAGAAAATAGCTGAAAGTAATTTAGATCCTAAGATTCTTGCTGGAATAAAGGCTAAAGAAATTAAAAAACAGGAATTAGAAACAGCAGCTAAATCAGGCGATATTGACGGAGTTTTAAAAATAGCAAACGAATAAACAACTAAATAAATAAAATATGACATCACAAATACAAGATTTAGTAGTTACTGATATAACTACTATTCCTGAATCAAATATAATAAGTTTTAACTATTCAAGAAAAACTGATGTCACAGTCAAACTTGGTACTACTACAGCAAATCTCGAACAAAAAACTTATTTAGTTGACTGGGAAATTACGACAGATAATAGAGTTCAATTGCAAGCAAATTTATTTTCTGCAACTGGAACTTACAAATTACTAATAACAAGAGTTACTGATGCAACTACACCAGTACATGAATTTCAAGCAGGATCTTCTATTAGAGCAACTGACTTAAATAATGTTAATAACCAGACGTTAAACATAGCAGAGGAAGTACGAGAGACTGTAAATAGTCTTGCTACAGGTTCCTTGACTACAGGTCAAATATTAATTGACGGTTCGAATATTGCTGATAACACTATAGATAGCCAAAAAATTATTAACTTACAAGTTAAGAATGAGGATTTAGATAGTAATTCTGTATCAGCAGGAAAGCTACAGGATAATGCGGTAACGACAGCAAAAATTAATAATGATGCAGTTACAGCAGATAAACTTGCAAATAACGCAGTAGTAAATAATTCTGTAGATGTAAATGCAGGAATAGATGGAACAAAGATATCTCCAGATTTTGGTAGTCAGACTATTAGAACAACTGGAAATCTTGATGTTCCAAACAGATTACAAACAACAACTAATGGTGTAATTTTTGGTGGCGGTACTGCAAACCCTGTTAATTATGGTTTTAATACTACACCTAGTGGAACCGCTGCAAGCAGAAACAATACAGTTTTTATAGCGATTGGCGACAATGATACTGGTATTCTTCAAGATGGTGATGGTCAACTAGAGATTTGGACTAACGATCAGGAGATTGCAAACTTTAATGCTACATCTGGAATTTTTACTTCTAAAAATATTACGGCTAATGCACCGGGAAAGTTTATTGGTGATGGATCTTTATTAACATCTTTACCATCTGCAGCTTTAACAGGTGCTTTACCCGCTATAGATGGATCAGCATTATTAGGAATAACTCAGTCTATAAAAAGAGTTAAAGAAGTTAGTAATGCTACTGAAACAAATTTTGGAAACAATACTAGTTGGCATAACCACCTTACAATGACTTTTAATAATGTTTTAAGTACTTCTAGGTTTTTAGTATTAGCTGTTTATGAAATTAAAAATGAAAGTTCTAATGCTTCATGGTACACATCTGCAAAGATAACTAATACTGGTGGAGGTTTTATGGCTAATACCGAAAATAGAAATACGAGTACTAGCTATCAACAATTTAATCATTGGGAATTTGATATTGCGGCTAATACAACCAATAGAACATATACATTACAAGTAAAATCCAACAATAGTCACAGTGGAACTAACGCATTTGTACAAAACGCTTTTCTTGTAGGTATAGAATTTACACCCTCTTAATAAATAAAATAAATTGGACCTACAATGGCAACGACAACTAAAGAATATACAGGGAATGGTTCCAATTATGTAAATGGTGCTTCAATTGCACAATGTGATTTTACTTTCCCTTCCTTAAAACAAACAGACGTTAAAGTATCTCTTAATGGGACAACTTTAGAGACAACTAAATACTCATTTCCATCCTCGACATCCATCCAATTTGAAACTATCGGTACAGCAACTGCTATACAAAAAGCTAATGGTGCTCCTGAAAATGGAGTAACAATATTAATTTATAGAGATACAGATGTAGAAAATGCTAAAGCTGTATATGCTGCTGGATCATCTATAAGAGCTGCTGATTTAAATAATAATCAAGATCAAATTTTATTTTTTGAACAAGAAGTAGCAGATCCAACCAACCCTAAAATTTTTATAAGTAAAAATAATATTGCTGATTCTGGCGTTTCGGCTGGATCTTATGGATCGGGTAGCGCAATACCAACAATTACTGTTGATAGCAAAGGTCTTATCACAGCAGCATCTACGAACAGCATTGATACAGATTTATTAGCTGACACCTCACCTCAGTTAGGAGGAAATTTAGATTTAAACAGCAATAATATTACTGGCACAGGTAATATAAGTACAACAGGAACTTTCGAGTCTAATAATGTTAGAATTACGAAAAGCGGTTCTCCTGTTTCTCTCCAGTTAGTTAATTCTGGAGGAAGTGGAGGTGGATTTAATAATGCCGGTGTTAATGAGTTTTGGATAATAAACTCCGGCGGAGAAATTAGATTTAGGGATGCTACACCTAATACGAGTTATGCTACTTGGTTAACTATATATGCTGATACTGATGGTCGTACTGAAGTACATGGTAAGTTAAAAGCATTAGCTGGACTTGACGTAACTGGTGGTGATATAACAGGAGTTTTGGGTAGTGCTGTCACTGGAACAACTCAATCAGCCAGTGATAATTCAACAAAAATAGCTACTACAGCATACACAGATACAGCAATAGCAAACTTAGTTTCGTCAGCACCTAGTACTTTAGATACACTTAATGAACTTGCAGCAGCACTTGGAGATGACGCTAACTTTTCAACAACAGTTACAAACTCAATAGCAACAAAACTTCCGTTGGCAGGTGGCACTTTAACGGGCGATCTAACAATATCTACAACTGCACCTTTAATAAAATTTGATGAGACTGACCAAACTACAGATTATTTTATAGTTGCCAATAACAATACTTTAACTTTAGCTAGAAACAATCTTAACACTCCAAACCATATACAAAAATGGAACGCAGATGGTCATGTTGACTTTTTAACCAACGTAGATTTTGCAAGTGGTATTGACGTAACTGGTGCAATAACCTCAACGGTTTCTGCTGCTAATACCGATATTCTGACCTTAACAGCAAATATGGGTACTAATAATAATAGACCACTTACGTTTAAATCACCTGCAACCGACAGTCTTACAGTACCTTTCACAATAGAAACAAATAATGCTTTAGAAGTAAAAATTGATGCTAATAAAACATTAAATATAGACGCAACTGGTCAGATAAATTTACACCATGCTGGAAGTTCAACTGCCAAGCTATTCACATCTGCTACTGGGGTAGGTGTTAACGGCACACTTAATATTTCGCAGTCAGGTTCAAATAGTACAGCAGGTCTTAAAATTTTAGATAGCAATAATAATGGTGCTGCACCTTTTATAGAAGTTATAGGAAAAAGATCAGATGGTAATGATTCTCAATGTTTTTCTGGAAAAGTACATTTAGCTATACATAGAACAAATCAAAAAATTGATAATGGAAAAGTTTTAGGCACTGTTGCTTTTGGTGGTAATCATACAGATGATTCAATATCAAATATTTTATATACTGCATCAATATCTGGTGTTGCTAGTGATAGTTTTGATTCTGAAACAGATATGCCAACTGATTTAGTATTTTACACTGGATCTACAGGTAGAACTCCCGGACAAGCTAACGTCACTACTGGTGATGAAAGGATGCGGATAAAAGCAGATGGAACAACGGTTGCATCAGGAGCTTTAGAATTTGCTAATACTTTGACAACTTATGACCCTACTGTTGGAAGTTTAGGATCAGAAACATCAACCACCACAGCTATAAGTTTAGGGTTTGGTCAACAAATCGCAGTAAATGCAAGTGGCTACATAAGGAATTTATTAAAAATTAATTCTGATACTGCTCGTAATATTGAAATTGGTCAGAGCAACACTAATTATATAGGAGATATATTATTACTTCCCGGACTGGGTCATGCTGTAAGAGCTAAATATGACGGTGTTGACAAGTTAATCACAACCGCTACTGGTGTAACTGTTGATGGTGTACTTACCACTGGTGGATTAGCAGTAGATACAGACACGTTATTTGTCAACACCTCACTTAATAGAGTAGGTATAGGTACATCATCAGTAGGAGCTACTCTTCACCTTTCAAGTACATTACCAGAACTAAGATTTACTGATACAGATAATAATAATATTGACCATTTCATAAGCTGTTCTGGTTCTGCTATGACTTTAAGTGCAGATCATAACCAAGAAGATAACACTGGAGATACAACTTTAAGGTTTAAAGTTGATGGAACTGAAAGAGGTCGTTTTGATGACGCAGGGCTTGATGTCACTGGCTCTATAACTATTCCAGATGCCACTATAACAAGTGGTATCCCTAATAACGCTATAAAAATTGGTGATGCAAGTAATGGCGATTTAATGATATATCACGATTCTAATAATTCAGTTATTCGTGATGCTGGTACAGGTGCTTTAATATTTCAATCAAATCAAATTATTGCTTATAGATATGGCACAAACGAAAAGTTATTTCAATTTGATGGAAATGGTGCTGCTTCACTTTTCTATGGTGGTACTTCAACTGCAAAACTAGCTACAACCGCTACTGGTGTAGATGTCACTGGTGATATAGATATTACAGGTGAATTAAATTTAACTGGAGGTGGAAATAAATATTTTGATGTAGATACGCTTTCTGGTACTCAATCATTAAGAATTAGGCATAGAAATAATGATGGAACTCAATTTGAAGATGCTGCTAAATTTACAGCCGATGGAGGAGCAGATCTTTATTTTAACGGTGGGAGTACACCAAAACTATCTACAACTGCTACTGGTGTAAATATTGAAGGCAATACAACACAAACTGGCACTAATGGAATACTTAATTTAGTAGCAACTCAAAATGTATCAAACGCTGGTTCAAAAATTGCATTTTTTGGTGCTAACAGATCAACCACAAATGAAGAATTTGCAGCAATTAAAGGTGGCTTAATTAACAATAGTGGAGGGTCGGGTAAACAACGTGGATATTTAGATTTTGTAATTGGTGATAATTCTCATACACACAGGATGAATGACAATGGCAGTGTAAATTTTGCTGGCAATACAACTTCTACAACTGGCTTTGGTGCTGGTACTACCTCACCATCATGTAATTTTCATTCTTTTAGTGATAATACACACATAGGACATCAAATAAGAATAGAACAAGATGGTGATGGTGACGCTGTTCTTGGGTGGCAATTAACTGGTGTAAGAGCTTGGTCTGCTGGTATTGATAACAGTGACTCTAATAGATGGAAATTATCATCAGGTTCTTCAGTTGACAGTAATACACAGATAACAATAGAACAGGATGGATTTGTCGGTTTGCATCATGACAGTGGAACTACTCCCAAATTACAAACATCTGCTACTGGTGTAGATGTCACTGGTGATGTAGTAGCAACAGGTGATGGCACATTTGATGACTTAAAAATAGGTGAGTGGACAGGTGGTGCTTCTTATGGTGCATTGTCTCATAAAAATCAAACTGGCAATGAATTTATGATCATGAGTAATGATGGTCATACAACATTAAGTGCCACAACTGGACAGTCTGTAATTATTAAAGGTGGTAATAATGTATCTACAAATTCAATAGAAGTTGATCCTACTACTGGCGTAAATATAACTGCTGCGAATAATGTCAATATAAATGGACACGTTATTTTAGACAGTTTTAAGAATTTTATAGCTGCTGCTGACTCAAATGATAATAAGTTTGATTTATTTGGAGGTAATGGAGTATATGCAATAGGAATGTCTAATGGTTGGTCATATGGTGGTTTAAATGGCTGGTCAATGAATTTTCATTTTAATAACAATAATGATTGGGGATGGGCTTTTAAAGATAGTGCTCACTCCAAAGCTCAAGGTGCAATGTCACTGACTACTCAAGGTAAGATGACTGTTGCTCACTCAATGCGTCTTGGATACGGGGAAAGTGATACAACAACCCCTGGTGCTACTCATGCCTTGGATGTTAGTGGAAGTGCAAATATTACAGGCACATTAGAAGCTCAAGCTTTTAGATTTGGCGATAGTCATGTTAAAAAAATATCCGTTGATTATTTTGGTACTTCTTATCTTGTAGATGGTGAATATCAAGAAATTTTAACAATAACACCAAGTGGTAACTCACAAAATTATTCCATTATTGGCAAAATTACAGCTAATGGTGGATCTGCAATTCAGACTATAGATGTAAACATAGCACTACGAAGTAATACTCGCCCTGACTTAAATGTTGCTGGAACATATACATCTACAATTTTAGGAAATGTAGAGCATATAACACCACGTTTGTTGCTGCAAGAAACAGGCACAACAGGTTCTTTTAAACTATTTGTAGAAGTAAATAATCAAATTAATGGTTCAATTACAGCTAATTTAGATGTTATAACTCGTGGTGAGCCTCAATTAAATGACATTGTTGTTAATACTACTTCGGGAAATGAAGTAACTACACTTCCATCAGGTTATGCAGTAACTACACCAACAAAAATTTATAAAGCAGATGATGGTGCTGTTACTTTTGATAGTGCTTTAACTGCTGGTGGTCTTACTTTTCCTACTGTTAATGGTAATGATGGACAAGTATTAACCAGTGATGGAGCTGGAACCGTACAGTGGGAAGATGCCACTGGCGGTGGATCTTCAAGTCAATTAACAGATACCAATGGAACTGTAAAAGTTGAAGTAGATACTTCTTATGTATATTTAAAAGATGCTGTAAAAATTCAAGATTCAAGTCCAGCGTTTTACTTTCAAAGTAGTGATGGAAATACAAATTACGGTTGGTTTAAATCAAATAGTCAAGGTATTGAAATTTTACAAAGAGTTGCATATAAAGATTTAAAGATAAGATCAAAAGGTACGTCTGAATATACTAAAATATTAATTAGAGATGGACTATCTGGTAATAGTGGAACTACTGACGTATGTATTGGTAGATCTATGGGTGGTAGTGGCAAGCCAACTGACCTTAATGCGTTTTTTCCGTTTCAAGGTGGTGTAGAACTTTATCATATTGCTTCTGACGGAACTTCAACTAAAAAGTTTGAAACTACAGCTAACGGTATAACAGTTCAAGGATCAGTTACTACTGAAGATATTAATATGTCTAATTTAAACGCAAGTGCAAATGAAGTTGATAATACAAAAGGTAGTTGGACTATACAAGAAGGTGCTTCAGATTTATTTTTGATTAATCGTGTTAACGGTAAAAAATATAAATTTAATTTAACTGAAATATCTTAATTAACAAAACAAATTCAAACAAAACAAATTAAAAATTATGACTAAAATAGAAGAAACAGTTGTTGACTCTTTAACAGCAAGCCAATCTGAAATTGAAACTAGATTTAATACAAATCTATCTAAAGCACAACAGATAGAGCAACAAATTACAGGGTTACAAGAACAGTTAAGATCTTTACAGCAACCATTGATAGAAGATCAAGGTGCTATAAAAGAAATCAAAAAGATTTTAAATCAAGTAAACGAAACTAACTAACATTATGGCAATTACTAAAGAATGGGAAGTAAACCAGTGTCGTTTTGAAACGGCTGACAAATATATTTACGAGGTTATCTATCGTGTAAAAGGGATAGATGGAACCGAAGAAAAGTGGAGAGAAACAGGTGCGGTATCTTTACCAAAACCAGACACTTTAGTTGCTTATGATACTTTAGATGCAGCTACAGTTATAGGTTGGGTAAAAGCCAAGATAGATGCGGATGCTGCTGAAATGGGTGGACCTACTGTTGCTGATATTGAAAAGAAGATTGATGATGCTATTGCAGAACTAACAGCCCCTACGACTGCCGAGGGTACACCTTGGGTTGTCTCAGAGTAGTACAAAACTAAAACAGTGGATATACCACAAATATTGTTACCTGATCCAATCCCTATAAAAACAATATCTATACCTTTACCAACAGCAGACGTTCCTTCTTACACTCCTTTAGTTGTACCTCCTAGTGATTTACAAGCAGAAGAGGAAATAGAAGGAGAAGCGTCTGAAGAGCCGGAATCTCCCGGAATGAGAAAGGTAGACATACCTTTTATAGATCAACAAATGCCAGTACCTGAGACTGAGATCTTAGTAACGGCAACAACAACTGCGGTTGTTTCTGTGGCTGCCACCCTTACAGCTACGGCTGCATTTAAATATGTAGTGACTGCAATGAAACCAATACTTAAAACAACATGGAAGAAGTTAAGTCAGAAAAAAAAGGTTTCCTAAAAAAGCTTAAAGAAAATGTAGACGACCATGAAGAACAGATGGCAGTACTTGGTGCAGCCGTTCGTTTAGGGGTTGTTATCTGGAGTGGCTTCATAATTACATTAAGTTATGTTGAGCTGCCTATGGTCAAGAAGTCAGCTACAGCAGGCGATATCACGTTCGTGGCTTCGATTTTTACTGGAGCCCTAGCAACTTTTGGTTTGTCTACAGGTAATGGTAAGAAGAATGGAAACGGAGAATCTAAAAAACCAACAACAAAAGTATGAAAAAACTAATCATACTCTTAGCATTGTTATCACCCGCAATAGCAAGAGCTAACACTGTCACTCCTCAGTTCACAACAGGGAGTATGAACAGTACGACCACTACAACTCAGACAATAACTGAGGTAGAACAACGTCAAGTGTTCGGATCTGCCGTAAACACTTGGTCAGGAACAAACGTCACCCCATCAGCAGATATAGCTGGTAGTGGTACAACATTCACAGTAACTACTCCTAGTAGTCCTTGGACATTGGAAACCACAACTAGAGCTGCTGGTTTAGTAGAACAATGGGATACAACCACAAACTATACAATAAACTCCACTACAAACTCCTTGTCTGTCTTCTCACAATAGGCAGTCCAGTATTTGCTGAGGGAGATACAAATAATAGTTCAAATCCTGTGGCAGCAGCTACAGGAAATGTAACTAATCAAGCCGTACAATTCCAGAACAATGGAGCACCTTCGAGACAACACTATGCTCCGGGTAACTCTTGTAATGGAACTACTATGACGTTCAGCCCTTTTTATATGGGCAACGATGTAGAACCTCAAACTGAAGACGGTTATGTAATAACAGAGAACTGGGGTTTTCAGTTAAACTTCTCAGTTCCTTTAAATAAAGATCTAACAAAACAATGTGAGCGCATTGGTGCGTTACATGAAAGAAAGATGAAGTTAGATCAAGCATTGGTACGTGCTCTCAAATGTGCCGAATTACAACGGAAAGGATTCACCTTTCGACCCAATACAGAATCAGCCAAATTATGTGCTGATGTTGTACCTATCCAATTAACACAACAAAAATAAAATGTTAGCACTAGCAAAACCATTCGTACTTTCTGCATTAAGAAGTCCAAAATTTAAAACTTTTGTTATTGACCTT